ACGATCATCATGCTGCTGGTCACTATCGTGATGAAGATCAACTAATGAGCATCACCCTCGCCCCTCGATCTATATCGCGTCTGGTGGACGTGCATCCCGATCTGGTGCGTGTTGTTCATCGCGCCGCCGCAATGTCTGATTTGGACTTCACGGTGTTGGAGGGGTGGCGCAACTTGGGTCGCCAGAAGCAGTTGATGGCGCAGGGCGCGACCCGCACGCTGAACTCCCGGCACCTGACCGGCCACGCTGTCGATCTGGCACCTATGTTAAGCGGCGCGGTGTCGTGGGATTGGCCGCTGTACCATCGGCTGGCCAAGATCGTGAAGGCCGCTGCGGCGCACGAAAACGTCCCCATCACTTGGGGCGGAGATTGGCGAAATTTTAAGGACGGCCCGCATTGGGAACTACCGTGGAAGCAATACCCCAAAGGAGATTGATATGAAGATGGTTTCTTGGATTGTGAACCGCTTGAAAGAGCCAAGCACCTACGCCGGCGTCGCCAGCCTCGCGCTGGCGTTCGGCCTGACGGACGTGCAGTGGGAAGCCATTTCCGCTGCGGTTGCCGGTCTGGCTGGTCTGGCTGCCGTGTTCCTGATGGAAAAGCCGGAAGCGTGATCAAGCTCCTGACGCTCTTGCTGTCGCTGCTTGACAAGGTGTTTACCGAATGGGGAAACGCCAAGTTGCGGACGCAAGGGCGTCAGGAAGCACAGGAGAAGCTGGATGCCAACGTCGAGAAAGCTGAGGCCGCTGTCGCTACTCCTGATCCTGTGCGTGATGAGCGGTTGCGCGGGCGCTTTGACCGGAACCGCGCTCGTCGGTGACTACTGCCGCATCGCCAAGCCGATCAGCTACGACAGCAAGACCGACACCGCTGAGACGGTGAAGGAGATCGAAGCGCACAACAGCAAGTGGGCGTGTGTGTGCGACCGGGACTGCCCTGCTGGCAAGCCGTCCTAAAAGTGATATAAGGACATCCCATGGCCACGACGATGACCTTCACGACGCTCCAGCAGGACGTGCGGCGCTATCTCGAGCGCGGCACGACCTACGCGTCCGATCCCGTCGTCTTCGAGCAAATCCCGCGCCTGATCAATCTGGCCGAGCGCCGCATCGCGCGCGAACTCAAGATTCAAGGCTTCATCAACGTCGTCAGTGGCACGCTGCAGGCCGGCGTGGCGGTGTACGACAAGCCCGATCGGTGGCGCGACACGGTCAGCATCAACATCGGCACCGGCGTAAACAGCAACACCCGCAAGGTGCTGTTCTCCCGCGTTTACGAGTATCTCCTGAGCTACTGGCCCGATCGCACCGCGACCGCTCAGCCGCTCTTCTACAGCGACTACGACTACAGCCACTGGCTGATCGCGCCGACGCCCGACGCGGCCTACCCCTTCGAGGTGCTGTATTACGAGCTGCCGCCGCTGCTGGACGACGCCGTGCAGACCAACTGGCTGACCGAATACGCGCCGCAGCTCCTGCTGTACGGCGCACTCCTCGAGGCCACGCCGTTCCTGAAGAACGACGAGCGCATTCCCGTCTGGCAGAACATGTACGACCGGGCGGCCTCGATGTTGAACGGCGAGGATCTCGCCAAGATCCTTGACCGGTCGGCGGTTCGGAAAGAGGCATAATGACCAGTACCTACACCCAGATCTTCGGTGGCACGACCATCTACCCCTCGGACGTGTCGTATCTGGCGCTTGCGCTGACGGCCGACACGGCGTTGGACTGGCCGATGGAGAGCAACACACTCCTGCGACCGGCGGCGCGCATCATCGACGTGACGCCCACCGGCGCTTACGCGATCAGCTTGCCGCCGGCCGACGAGACGGGCAGCGGCCAGACGATCCTCTTCAACAACCTCGGCCCGTCCACCATCACCGTCAAGAACAGCGTGGGCAGCACTCTCCTATCCATCGGGCAGGGCGAGCAGTGGCAAATCTACCTGACCGACAACACCACGGCCGCCGGCACGTGGCGTACGTTCCGTTACGGCGCGTCCACGGCGCAGGCGCAGGCCTCTGCGCTGGCCGGCTTCGGTCTGACGGCCACGGGCTCGACGCTGTCGCAGTCCACGCCCGTCACGCTCTTCAACAGCAACTATACCGCTGGCGTGCCCGATCGCGCCAAGATGTTCGTCTGGACGGGTGGTCTCGGCACGCTGACGCTGCCCACCGCCTCTTCGGTCGGCAGCGACTGGTTCATCTCCGTCCGCAACGGCGGCGAGGGCAACCTTGACGTAGACCCGCAGGGCCTTGAGGAAATCAACGGGGCACCGGCTCTCACGCTTACGCCCGGTGACAGTGCCACAGTGGTGACGAATGGCACCAATTGGTACACGTTGGGCCTCGGCCAGAGCGCCCTGTTCGCCTTCGACTACACGTCGATCAACCTCGCCGGCCGGAGCGGCAACTATCAACTGTCGGGCGCGGAACTGAACCGCATCGCCTACGAGTTCACGGGCGCGATTGTCGGCAACGTCGAGATCGTCGTGCCGAAGACGACCCAGCAATATTGGGTGACGAACAGCACGACGGGCGGCTCATTCACACTGCGCGTTAAGACGAGTACGCAATCTCCGGGTGTGATTGTTGGTCGGGGCAGCCGTGCCATCTTGTACTGCGACGGGAGCGTCGTCGTGAACGCCGAGTCGGGCGGCGTTGCCGTCCCGATCGCCGTCTTAGACGGGGGCACGGGCGCGACGACTGCAGGCAGCGCGCTGGTCAATCTAGGCGGCACTTCGGTAGGCATTGGCCTGTTTACGGCGGTCACAGCCAACAACGCGTGGACAACTCTCGGCGTGGCTCCGGCGGGCACCGTCAATGGCGGCATCTTCTAAGTGGCGGAGAAAATCGTCCAGATACGGTCGGAGCCGGGCATCAAGCGTGACGGCACGAAGCTCGAGGGCGACAACTACGTCGACGGGCAGTGGGTGCGCTTTCAGCGCGGCCTGCCGCGCAAGATGGGCGGCTACCGCGCGATCAGCAAGTACCTGCGCGAGGTCAGCCGCGCGATGCACGAGTTCACGCAGAACAACCTGACCTACATCCACAACGGCTCGGCCAACGTGCTTGAGCGCTTCTACATCGACAACGGCTTCAACACGTCCATCATCACCAACCGTACGCCGGTAACGCTGGCGGCCGATCCGAATAATATGTGGCAGTTCGACGCCATCGCCGCGCCGGGCCTCGGCGGCATGCAGCTCATCGCGCAGGTCGCGCCGAACCTCGAGTGCATCTGCAACGCGGACGGCGGCCAGCTCTTCTTCGGCGACCTATTCGGTACCGCGCCGCTGCAGCCGGTGACCAACTTGCCGACCGGGTACAGCCTGTCCGGCGGCGTGGCCGTGCTGCACCCGTACACGTTCATCTTCGGCAACGACGGCTACGCGGCGTTTTCGGTGGCGGGGGATCCGACGGATTACACCAGCCTCGGCTCTGGCGCGGCCAACATCGCCTCGCAGAAGATTGTGCGCGGCATTGCCCTGCGCGGCGGGCCGGGCAACTCACCGTCCGGCCTGTTCTGGTCGGCGGACTCGCTGGTGCGCGCCTCGTTCGTCGGGGGCGACGCGATCTTCCAGTTCGACACGATCAGCACGCAGTCATCGATTCTCGGCGCGAACACCGTCATCGAGTACGACGGCATCTTCTACTGGGTCGGCACTGATCGCTTCCTGATGTTCAATGGCGTCGTGCGCGAGGTGCCGAACAACCTCAACCTGAACTATTTCTTCGAGGGTCTCAACCAGTCGCAGCGCCAGAAGGTGTTCGCGATGAAGGTGCCGCGCTACGGCGAAATCTGGTGGTGCTACCCGCGTGGCGACGCGGTCGAGCCGTCGCACGCCGTTATTTACAACGTGCGCGAGAACACGTGGTACGACTGCGAGCTGCCCAACGGCGGGCGCAGCGCGGCCGTGTCACCCACGGTGTTTCCCAAGCCGCTGATGGCGGGCGTTGCGCCGACTGCAGCGGGGGAAGAAATCCGCGTCACCGAGGGGTTTGATCCCCCTACGGACGTGCCAACACTGATCCTCGACTTCCTCACGCAGACGTATCAAGCCGCGCTGAACACCGTGGAGGGTATCCGCATAACGGAGGGCAGCGACACTCGCGTCACGCAGGAAAGCGGCGCAGACCAGTATCGCCTGTGGGTGCATGAGGTGGGCATGGACGCCATCGACGGCCTGAACATCCAGCCCGTGCTGAGTTACTTCGAGACGGCCGACCTTTCGCTGCCTGTCATCGCGCAGGAGAACAAGGCGCTGCAGGTGCTGATGCTTGAGCCGGACTTCGTGCAGGACGGCGACATGACCGTGCAGGTGACCGGCCGCGCCAACGCGCGAGCGCCCGAGGTGTCAACGGAGCCGCACACCATCTATGCGACGCCGCCGACGCCGCAAGATCAGGTCGTCTACTTCAAGACGCAGCGCCGGCAGTTGCGCTTCCGGTTCGAGAGCAACGTCATTGGCGGCGACTATCAGATGGGCTTGGTGTTGGCGCACCTCCAGCCCGGCGACGGCACGGTGATCGGATGATCGACCCGCGCGGCATGACGTTGATTGATTGGGCCGATAGCGTTATATTGGCGGTTGGTGATGCGTGGGCGTTCGGTCGGCTTGACGACGAGAACGAATGGCAAAAGTGGGCTCTGGGCTTTTTGAACGCGTCGCCCTTTTCAACACGCGCCGTGCCAGACCCCTTTCAGTTTAATGACTGGCGCGAGTGGGCGATGCGGGTCTACCCGATGCTTGAGGGACAGGGCTAATGCGTTTCGGCGAAGACAGCTACGAGAACAACTTCTTCGACGACGACTACGCCGTCAGGGGCGGTTTGTCGTACGCGCCGCAGCCCTTCGTGCCTCAGTACCGTGAGCCGTTGCCTTTCGTGCCTCAGTACCGTGAGCCGTTGCCTTTCGTGCCTCAGTACCGAGAGTACGAACAAACGTATTACGAGCCTCAGTATTTTGAGCCGCAGCCCTTCGTGCCTCAGTACCGTGAGCCCGAGCCTCAGTATTTTGAGCCGCAGCCTTTCGTGCCTCAGTACCGTGAGCCTGAGCCGCAGTATTTTGAGCCGCAG